CTTGACCAGTGTGCCACCTGTGAAAGACAATGTTGTCATCGCCATCTCTCCGACGCTGGCTGCGACTGGAGTGTGTGCTGCAAGGAATGTGCCAGACAATGTGTATGACGGGTTCGTAGCACTTGTCGTAGCGCCGTTTGGCTTGACAACAACAGTGGTTGTTGTGCCAACAAGTGGATAGACAGTTGCTTCAACATTGGCTGCAGCAAAGTCTTGCATGAATGCAACTTCACAAGAGTTATTCTGCAACCCGCCCACGAACACATGTCCGCCGCTTCCGAACGTGGTTGATTCAACAGAGTCAATCTCGTAGTTCATTGTGACAGAGTTTGCTCGGTCGCTCAGTACGACTGCGTTCACTGAGATGTATGCGTTGGTGAGAACGATTTGTGCCATGACTTATTTCTCCTCTAGGTCTTTCTTGACTGATTGTTTGTTTGCATTGATTGCCTCAATATGTCCGCCCTCAATGAGTGCATCAATGTTGAGTCCTTCTAGTTGCATGTCGTCAACTGTACTTCCTGCTGTTACATCTGTGAGCCTGTCGCTCAGGACTTTGTACTGTGCCATGTTGTGCTCCTTAGCCGTGGACTTGACATTGCATAGAGATTTGTAGAAACTCTGCGTCTCCGACTGTGACAGCACTTATATTTGCTGCACTGCTGAGAACCAGTGTGGCTACTACTCCACTCAATGTTGGATTGCTTTCTAACGCTAGACGAATACTTGATGCGCCCGAATAGGACAAGTAACTGTCTAGCAGGCTGTGTGCCGTTCTATCGGTGTATCTGCCTGCCACGACAGTGATGTTCCAATCCGTTGTCACATCTCCGCCACCAAACGCTTTGTGGTAGTTGACTGTTTGCAAGATTGGGAATGCGATTGGTGGATTGAGTTGGTCTGGTTGGTAGGCGTATGTGCGAAGCCCCGGGATCGTTGCCAGTTGTGTTGCTAGTGCTGTTGCTATCTGATTGATTGTGGCAGGCATTAGGCAACTGCTAGCAGGCGATACTGGTTGAGCATGTCACGCACATCAGGGTCAACTGCTTTGACTTGGATTGCCATGTCGTTGAATCCGACAATGCCTAGTGCAGCGTTGTAGCGTGCAAAGCCTCTAATGGACAACAGGATGCAGGCTTGGCGAACATCACTAGGGATTGCTTCCCAACCCCATTCAGCAGTCACTTGCACATACGCAATGTTTGGCGTCACTTGTATTGGGAATGTCTTGCCGCCAATGGCGACGATGCGATTGTAAGGGCGATAGTTGAGTCCAGCGTCAAGAGGCTCTAACTGGTAGTCCGTACCCTGCGTCCAAGTTTGGTCATAGACAGTTGGCGTGCCGCCTGCCGTGCTTACTTTGACAATGACTGTTGTGTTTGCAATGTCTTGTACAGGAAGGTTGTAGTAATCAAACGGGTATATCTTGATTGCTGTTGCGGCTGTCTTGTAGAACCAACGACCACAGTATCCATCTATGCGGCGGCTTGCGCCCTCTATTGCGCCTTCTAACAATGTGTCATCAACATTGTCTGTCAGTCTAAGTGCTGCCTTTACCTCGGCAAGCGTGGCATAGCCGTTTGCTATTGCCATTGGTTACTTCTTTCGCTTGGATGCCGCAGGCTGGCTGGCTCGCTCCACTGTTGGTTCAATCGTTGCTGCTTCTCTTGTGCTTACCACGTGACCTAATGCCGCTAAGGCTGCATCGCATGACGCTGCACGCTTAGGCAAGTTGCGTGCTACATAACCTGCACGCTCTACGAGTAAGGCTTTGATTTGGTCTTGTGTGTTTGACATGTGTGCTCCTAAGTGTTTGGGGCAGTGCTGCGATCAACAACACTGCCCCAACACCATAGACGATTAGAAGGTTGGAGTGACTAATCCTGTGCCGTTGATTTGTGACCAAGCGCTTGGGTAACGGTTGGCTGTGAAAGCGGCATAGCCGTACACAATCATTGTCACTTCAAGTTCGCTTGACTTCGGTTGCTCAAAGCGCAACATCATTGGCTCACCAGAACCCTGTTCCCACAAGTGCAACTCTTGCGAACTGCCAATGTAGATGGTGTCTTGGTTGGTGCTTGCGCCTTGCACAATGCTGATGGTTGCGTCTGTGTACACAGGCAAACCAACAATGCTGTAGCCAGAGTTGCCATACAAAGGTCCGCCACCACTGCCATAGGCATAGGCAGGCTGACCTGAACTTGATGGCGTTGGCACTGCAAGTGGTCGGCTCTGACCGTCCACGGCTGCCAAGATGAATGCAAGGCGTCGTGGATGCATGATAATCACATTCGGACCAGCAAAGAACGAGGTCTGTACCTTCTGAACAGAGTCCAGAATCTTTGGGTACAGTTCGGCAACTGTTGGTGATGCGTCAGTGTAGGTAACTGCGTTGCCTGCAGATGCAAGCAACTCGGCAACCACTGCTGTGTTCAGCGTTGTGTGGTAAGCAGAAACAAGGTCAGCCATTACAAGGCTGTCAATGTTTGTGCCACGCTCAATCGCTTGGCGAGATACATCTTGCATACCAGCGTAGGTGTTGACCGAGATGTCCAACTTGGTGTCGTCCATGTCCGTCTCTTGTACTGCTGCGCCTTCTGACTGTGCAGCAACGGCTGTTCCCGTTGTCACCTTTGAGATGCTCAGTGTCAAACCAGAGTCTGGCAGTTGATGCTTGCGAGCGAGGTCTGCTGACACACGACCTGCACGGGCAAATGGTGCAGCCAAGTCCGTAAGGAATTGTGGCACAATAAGTCCAGCAAAGTTGCTGCTAGTGACATCACGACGCTCAATTTGTTCCTCACGGTTGTGGCGTGAGAGACGCTCTTGGGCTGCGTAGTCGTTGCTGAATTGCGCACGGTATGCGTCAGCGAGGAACGAGTGCTCACTGCGGCTTGTGTATGTGCGTGGTTCTGACTTGACTACTGCCACGCCTGTGTCCTTGCGTACTTGTGCGGCTTGCGCCGAACGAGCCTCAAGTTCTTCGTGGTGCTTGATTGATGCGTCAAGGTCGGCGGCAGCCTTCAGTGACTCTGCAATCTTGCCATCTTCTTCTGCGCTTAGGTCACGGGCTTCGGCTTCTGCCTTGTCCACGATTGCCTGAGCGTCAACGAGGAGCGTTGTGCGCTTCTCAGTGAGTTTCTCGGACATTGCCATTTGGTGTTCTCCAATTTGAGTTGAGTTGATTTGGGCTGCGAAGTGTTGTCGTTAGTGACTCAAAGTGAGTCGGCTACTCAACGGCTTAGCGTTGGCGTTGAATTGCTATCTGTGCTCGTCGCAACGCCAGCGACGACGATTTGATGGTATCTGGCTCTGTGTCGTTTGCTTGCTTGTTGCGCAACTGCACCATCGTCTCCTCGTAAGCAGGATAGGTCACGACACTTACATCAAACAGTTTCACCTCTCGTAGTTCACGGGTTCGTCTGTCGTCACTCCAAGAGTCTTTGACTGTCTCGAATGCGAAACTCATTTGCGACACATCGCCACGTCGTAATGCACTCATCACACGGGCTGCATCTGGATTGGTTTCGTCAAGCATTGCCTCAACGAGCAAGCCTTTGTCGTCCTCACGGATTGACAATGTGCCTGACTTGGTGCGTGCTAGTGGTACACCTTCGTGGTCAACAAGCAAGCGCACATCTGCGCCATCATTGATTGTCTTTGCGAATGCGCCTCTACGCACAAACTCTGTCCAAGGCAACGGCTCGCTAGGTGAATCAAACACGGCGGCATAACCGACAAGAGTCTTGCCATCGTGGTCTGCTCGCACCTCAAAGTTGCTATAGGCAACGCTGCGTGACTCTTTGTGGTCAACAACCCAATGGCTTGTGCGGCTCGCTGTCTCGTCGTCTGACACAACAATCGTTGACGGTTCTGCATCGCCTTCTGTTTCGCCACGTGGCTCCCATGCATCGCAATACATCTCTGGGTCGCAACCTGCGTCCCACTTCATGCAGTAAGAACGCTCGGCATCAAAGAATCCACAGTTGGCGCACGAACGACCCTCGGGTACATCCTCGCTGCTGGCTGGGCGATAACTTGCTGGCAGTTCACGCACATCAACTTCACTCATGGGTTCGCCCTCTCGTTCCTCATCTAGTCTGCCAACAACATCGTTGGCGTATTCCATCGCTCTCCGTGCATCAGATTTGCGTGGACCGCTTC